CGGCATCCGTGCCGCTGCGTTTTTGTGGCTCTTACCAGCGTGATGACACCGGCGACGTGGTGGCCGTCGAGATTGTGCTGCGTGGCCGTCATAAGGAGATGGATTTCGGCGACCAGAAGCAGGGTGAGGATACCGAGACCAAAATCAGCACCCAATGCACCTATTACAAGCTGACCGTGGACGGCAAAGAGCGTATCGAAATCGACACCATCAACATGATTGAGCGGGTGAACGGTGTCGACATGCTGGAGCTGCACCGCCGCAATATCGGCCTGTAATGACATCGCGGTCAGCGTGGCTGGCCGCCCCTTTTTCCTTTATCGAATGAGAGAACCCCATGAGCAAGGCAAAAAACACAACGCTTTCCCCTAACGTGGTCACGCTGGATACGCCGATTAAGCGGGGTGACACCCTGATTGACGCCATCACGCTGATTAAGCCCAATGCAGGCACCCTGCGCGGCGTCGGACTGGCGGCGCTGGCAAACTCTGAGGTTGACGCGCTGATTAAAGTCCTGCCGCGCATGACCTACCCGTCATTGACCGAGAGCGAAGTCGCGACGCTCGATTTGTCTGACTTGGTGGCGCTTGCCGGTCAGGTTATCGGTTTTTTGTCGCCGAGTGCGGAACGCTAGCCTATCCAGCGGGCCTGTCGGTTGATGACCTGATGGCGGATATCGCGGTGATATTCCACTGGCCGCCCTCAGAGCTTTACCCGATGAGCCTGCCGGAACTCCTCAACTGGCGCTATAAGGCGCTCCTTCGAAGTGGGCACGCGAATGAGTAACAACGTTAAATTGCAGGTGCTACTCAAAGCCGTTGACCAAGCCAGCCGCCCGTTTAAGAGCATCCAGACAGCGAGTAAATCGCTGTCTGGGGATATTCGCGACACGCAAAAAAGTATCAAAGCGCTGAGTGCGCAGGCCGGGCGTGTCGAGGATTTCCGCAAGTCGAGCGCGCAGCTTGCTGTGACCGGTCAGGCATTGAAGAAAGCCAAACAGGAAGCCGCCGAACTGGCAATCCAGTTTAAGCAGACCGAGCAGCCGACCCGCGCACAGGCGCAGGTGATGGAGGCCGCCAAGCGTTCGGCAGCCGAACTGCAAACCAAATACAACGGCCTGCGCCTGTCGGTGCAGCGCCAGCGGCAGGAGTTGGCACAGGCCGGGGTGAATACCCGCACCCTGGCCGCCGACGAACGCCGCCTGAAATCCTCCCTCAGTGAAACCACGCTCCAGTTGAACCGCCAGCGGGATGCTCTGGCGCGCGTCAGCCAGCAGCAGGCCCGCCTGAGCGCGGTCAAGCAGCGTTACCAATCCGGTAAACAACTGGCGGGCAGCGTGGCCGGTGCTGGTGCTGCCGGTGTCGGGGTGGCAACAGCGGGCGGCTTGGCCGGGGCGGCGTTGCTGAAATCCGGCTATGAGTTCTCGCTGAAAAACTCCACCCTGCAAGGGGTGCTCAGTCTGGAAAAAGGCTCGGCGGATATGCTGGCATTGCGCACGCAGGCGCGCCAGATTGGCGACAATACCGCCGCCAGTGCCGACGATGCCGCCGGGGCGCAAATCATCATCGCCAAGGGCGGCGGCGATAAAGAGGCCATAATGGCCGCCACGCCGGTGACGCTAAACATGGCGCTGGCGAACACCCGCAGCATGGAAGAAAACGCCACCTTGCTGATGGGTGTGAAATCGGCCTTTGCGCTGACTAACGACAAGGTGGCGCACATTGGTGATGTGATTTCATCGGCCATGAACAAGAGCGCCGCCGACTTTGACGGGTTGAGCGACACGCTGACCTATGCGGCCCCGGTGGCGAAAAACGCCGGGATTACCCTGGAGCAGACCGCCGCCATGGCGGGCGCGCTGGCCGATGCGAAAATTACCGGCTCAATGGCCGGGACGGGGAGCCGGGCGGTAATTACCCGTTTGCAGGCTCCGACCGGCACCGCCGCCACGGCGCTCGGGGAATTGAAGGTCAAGAACGCCGACGGCAAAGGCAATATGCGGCCGCTGTTCACCATCCTGAAAGAAATGCAACAGAGCTTTGAGAAAAACAAGCTCGGTGATGCACAGCGTGCTGAGTACATGAAGGCGATTTTCGGCGAGGAGGCCAGCTCGGCGGCGGCGGTGCTGATGGCCGATGCCGTCAGCGGCAAGTTAGACCGGCTCACCAAGACCTTTCAGCGGTCGGATGGCAGTACCGAGCAACTTGTCAAAATCCAGCAGGACAACCTCGGCGGGGATTTAAAGGAGTTCCAATCGGCGTATGAGGCAGTCGGGATTGACCTGTTTGACCAGCAGGAAGCCGGTTTTCGCAGGCTGACGCAGGGCGCAACGCGGTACATCCTCACGCTGGACAACTGGATAAAGAAAAACCCAGAATTGGCGACCACGTTGACCAAGGTGGTGACCGGCGGGCTTGCCATCGTCGGCGTGCTGGGGGCGATTGGCCTCGCCTCTTGGCCGGTGATTATGGGGATTAACGGCATCATTGCGGCGGCGGGAATGCTGGGAACGGCGGTCAGCGTTGCCGGTGGGGCCGTCATGACGGTCTTGGGGGCGCTGACGTGGCCGATTGTCGCCATCGGTGCCGCTTTCGTGGCGGGTGCGCTGCTTATCCGCAAATATTGGGAGCCTATCAGCGCCTTTTTCGGTGGAGTGATGACCGGCATCACGGACGCCTTTGCGCCGATCGGTGCATTGTTCACCCCGCTGAAACCGATGTTCGACACCCTGGGCGGTTGGCTCAGGCAAGCATGGCAGTGGTTTACCAGCCTGATCGCCCCGGTGAAAGCCAGCCAAGAGACCTTGGACAGTTGCAAGAATGCCGGGGTAGCGTTTGGCCGCACGGTGGCCGATGCGCTGATGCTGCCGCTTAAAGCCTTCAACAAACTGCGAGAAGGCATTGATTGGGTGCTGGAGAAGCTCGGCATTATCAACAGCGAATCCAGCGATATTGACCAGAAAGCGCAGAAGGCCAACGACTACGCCAGCGGCGTGAGCGGTGGGGCCGGTTATTACGCTTACGGCGGCACCATGCCCGGCACCTATGTGCCAGTGAGTGCCGGGGGCGGTAAGTCCTATGTGGATAGCAGCGTGAATCATTTCCACATCGCCAGTAATGGCCCCGGTGGCGGCAGTGAGGCGGAAACCAAGCGGATGGTTTTGGCCGCGATGGAGGAGCGTGACCGCAAGAACCGTGCGGCGGCGCGTTCGAGTCTGGCGAGTGATTAAGAGGAGTCGGTCATCGTGATGTTAACCCTTGGGCTATTTGTGTTTCAGCTTCAGACGCTGCCTTATCAGACGATGCAGCGCAACGTTTATTACCGTTGGCCGTCCAATAGCCGGGTTGGCCTGCGCCCGGCGTTGCAGTTCCTTGGTGTTGAAGAGGAGAAAATCACCTTATCCGGGGTGCTGCTGCCGGAAATCACCGGTGGCAAAGTGTCATTGCAGTTGCTTGATGCCATGGCCGCCGAGGGCCGGGCGTGGCCGCTGCTGGAAGGCACCGGCACCATTTACGGCATGTTTGTCGTGAACAGCGTCAGCGAAACCCGCACCGAGTTTTTTTCTGTCGGCAGCGCTCGGCGCATTGAGTTTTCGCTGACGCTCACCCGAGTGGATGAATCCCTGACGGCGCTTTATGGGGATTTGCAGGCACAGGCCGACAATCTGCTCGGTCAGGCTGGTGCCATGGCGAATAAGGCGGGCAGTGCTATCGGAGGGCTGTTCTCATGATAACGGGCCTGATGCTTGATGCGGGGGCAAAGATTGCCCCGGCCTTTATGCTCACCCTGGGCGGTAAGGATATTACCCAGAATATCAGCCCGCGCTTGCTGTCGCTCACGCTGGCCGACAACCGCGGCTTTGAGGCTGACCAACTGGATATTGAGCTGGACGACGCCGACGGGCAGGTGATGATGCCGGGGCGGGGTGCGGTGATTGCTTTGCTGCTGGGCTGGCAGGGGCAACCGCTGGTTAACAAAGGCACTTTCACCGTGGACGAAGTGGAGCACCGGGGCGCGCCTGACACGCTCACCCTCCGGGCGCGCAGTGCGGATTTTCGCGGTACGCTCAATTCACGTCGTGAGGAGTCCTATCATGACACCACCCTCGGCGCGGTGGTCGAGAAGATTGCCGCACGCAACAGGTTGACGGCCAGTATTGCGGAGGGATTTGCGGATATTGCGATACCGCATATTGACCAGTCGCAGGAGTCTGACGCCAAGTTTTTGACACGGATTGCCACGCGCAACGGGGCGGAGGTGTCGGTCAAGGCGGGGAAACTGCTGTTCCTCAAGGCCGGGAACGGTGTGACCGCCAGCGGCAAGCCGATTACACAAGTGACCATTGAGCGCCGGGACGGTGACCGGCACCAGTTTGCTATCGCTGACCGGGGCGCTTATACCGGTGTTACGGCCAAGTGGTTGCATACCAAAGACCCGAAAGAGCAAAAGCAAAAGGTTAAGCTCAAGCGTAAACAGAAACCGCAGCACCTGCGCGCCGCACAGGCCAAGTGGGATAAGTTGCAGCGTGGTGTCGCGGAGTTCTCGCTTAATCTCGCCATGGGGCGTGCGGATTTGTACCCGGAAACGCCGGTAACGGTAAAAGGGTTTAAGCGCGTCATAGACGAGCAAGCGTGGACAATCACTAAGGTAACCCACTCGCTCAGCAATAGCGGCTACACGACGGCGCTAGAGCTTGAGGTCAAGCTTTCTGACGTAGAATACGAATCCGAGAACGAAAATGAATAAAGTAATTCACAATTGGTGAATAACTGTCTATCATTCGTTCATTATTTGAAAGTGGCGAGGTGACAAATCATGTTTCATTGCAATTTATGCAGTACTGCTGCGCATGCTCGTTCCAGCCGTTACCTGAGCGAGAACACCAAAGAGCGTTATCATCAGTGTCAGAATATCAATTGCGGGCATACGTTTGTCACTATGGAAACGGTTGAGCGATCCATTATGTTGCCCGGCAAGATTATCCCTGCGCCACCACACCCTAACCATTGCGGACAGCAAAACATGTGGATGTAAAAAAACATGCTGATGTAAACAAAGAAACCCCGGAAATCCGGGGTTTTTTATGCTTGTAGGATTATGGCTTTGGAAAACCCACCGCCATTTCATCGCCATCGGAAATTCAGTCAACAAAAAAGCCACCGTGAAAGGTGGCTCAATTATATGATTTTAAAGCTAAAATTTGGTAGCCCCTGCTGGACTTGAACCAGCGACCAAGCGATTATGAGTCGCCTGCTCTAACCACTGAGCTAAGGGGCCAAGCGGCGTGATTATACGGTAATCACCGGACGCAGGTCTACTCTCTTCAAACCATATGTTGCTTTTATGTTCAGTTCTAGCCTGTTGTAATTGCAGGCAGATTTTGCGATAACCAATCCAAATGCTTTAACGGAACATATCATGATCACGGATATTCTGGCACCTGCTCTGCAAGTTGTCTTTTGTGGCATCAATCCCGGCCTTTCGACTGCACACCATGGCTATCATTTTGCCAATGCCAATAATCGTTTCTGGAAGGTGATCCATCAGGCGGGTTTTACCGAGCGTTTATTGGCTCCGGAAGAAGAGCGGCATCTGCTGGATACCGGCTGTGGTATTACCATGCTGGTCGAACGTCCCACGGTTGAGGCCAGCGAGTTGGCGCGCAATGAGTTACGGGCGGGTGGTGACGCATTAAAAGAAAAGATCCTGCAATGCCAGCCTCAGGCGCTGGCGATCCTCGGCAAGCAGGCATTTAGCAGTGCATTTGGTATCCGTAAGGTGCCTTGGGGGCGTCAGGAGATGATGATCGGTAAAACCGAGGTATGGGTGCTGCCTAACCCTAGCGGGCTGAACCGTGCCACGCTGGAGCAGTTGGTGGCAAGCTATCGTGAGTTGTTTCTGGCGCTGAAATAAAGGTAATAAAAAACCCCGGCAAGCCGGGGTTTCAGACCGTATCAGCAAACCTTAGTCATCTAGGAAGCTGCGCAGCACTTCTGAACGGCTTGGGTGGCGCAGTTTACGCAACGCTTTGGCTTCGATCTGACGAATACGCTCACGGGTAACGTCGAACTGTTTACCCACTTCTTCCAGCGTGTGGTCAGTGTTCATATCGATACCGAAACGCATGCGCAGCACTTTCGCTTCACGTGCGGTCAGGCCAGCCAGAACGTCGTGCGTTGCAGAACGCAGGCTTTCAGAGGTGGCAGAATCCAACGGCAGCTCGAGGGTGGTATCCTCGATGAAATCGCCCAGATGTGAATCTTCATCA